GGGAGTCACTAATGATTTCGGCCCGGCGGTCGGTGGGTTCCTGTTCCAGTTCGGCCGCTTTCTGGGCGAAGTCCTCTAAAATCTTCTCCCGTTTATCCGCGACATCAGCCTCTAATTCCTCAAACTCGTCGGCCATATCCGAACCCAGTTCAAGCCGGGTTTGAACATAGTCACTCTCGATTTCTATCATTCGTTCGCTATGTTCGCTTGCGGCCTGTTCCAGTTCGGCCCCGGTTTCGGCCTGGATATCGAGCAGTTCACTCCCTAACTCTTGCAGCCGTTTTTGTACCTCTTCGGCTTCTTTGTCAACCGGCTCTGGGCCTTCCGGCGTTTCCGGCCTGCCACCGCCCGCGCCGCCAAATCGGGAACCAATAACCGCCTCGGTTTCTCTGGCCCGCCGTGATAGTTCGTCATTAAGCTGTTTCTGGGTTTGGCTGCTTTCAGCCATATCCCGGCTAAAGTCGGCTAAGTCTTTGCCGGTTATCTGGGCCACGATATCCCGTAGCGCGCCAAAGGCATTGACCAGATTCGTTATCGGGAACAGGATACCCGTAATGGTATCCTTAATAGCCTGTAAAATCAGGTCAACCGGTTCTAATACTGCCTTAACGTTATTTAAGTCGTTGGTAGTCGTGGTCAGCAGGTCAGAGAGGATGGTCAGGGCATCGACCGCGCCGTTAAGATCGGCGGTAAAGTCTGTACCCAGGAACTCATTAACCGCCGCTGTTAAATCCCGCAGGCTTTCAGCCAGTCGTTCCAGTGCCGCCGGGTCTACGTTCTCAAGGGCATCCAGGGCCGGGCCGGCGACCAGGCTTTCTAACATTGCCGCCGCTTCACCTAACGACTGGGCCAGGTTTTCTAGCGCCCGGCGCATATCAGGCGACGATACGATATTAAGCAGCCGTTCGGCATCACCCCGCACCTGCTCAAAAGCGGCCTCGCCCCCTACGCGCATCAGGTTGCCTTGAAAGTCGGCCAGGTTGGACGTGATACCCTGCAAGGTCTTGCTTAACCGCTCCATATTGCCGGCAAACCGGCTGCCGATCAACTCATTAAATGCTGCCCACAGTTCGGCCCCGGACGCCCCGGCCTTTTGTAACCGCTCGATTTCGGCCCGCGCCTGCCCGGATAGCGCGCCCATTTCTTGCAGGCGCATTGCCGCTTCGCCAAAAGGCCGGCCGCTTTGCATCGCGTCATACATCCGGCCTACCCACATCGCCACGTCGGCAAACGGTTGGTTGACCCCGGCGGCAATATCGCCCACCATCCGCAAGTTCTCACCCGTGGCCAGCGCCGCGCCGCCAAACGTTTCGAGCAGCCGGCTGGCCTGGACCACTTCCGGCAATTCAAACGGCGTTTCAACGCCAAATTGGGCCAACTCTTCAATGCGTTGTTGGGCCGCTGCTTGTGAGCCTAGCAGCGTTTCAAATTGGGTACGGAATGTCTCAAACTGGGAATTTGCCGCCACTGCGCCCTTGACCAGATCGACAAAAAAGCCGCCAATCTTCATCGAGGCGACAACCGCCGCCAAAGCCACAAAAGCAGCCTGTAACTTTTGGACGGTTGCCGTTAGCCCTTGTGCGCTGCGGCCGGCATTATCAAAGGCGCGTTTGCCGGCCTGCTCGAATTTACCCAACTCACCGGCAGCCTGGCCAACGCCATTTTTGGTATCATCCATCAGTGGCGCGATATCACCACGAATGGCTACGAATAGTTCTTCTATCTCGCCTTGTCCGTTAGGCATTATCTATCCTAGTTCGGCAATTCCGATATTTTCACCACGCCCCACGGCAGCACGTCCCGCCTGACCCGGACAACCCGCTCCGGCGGCTGCGGCACCATCCAGCCGGGTCGGGCTAACGGCCGGTAGAACGACTTTTGAGCGCCCTTGTCGTAAACATAAGCCACTTCCGACAGCGACCGGCTGAACTCGGCTTCATCGTATTCGCTGATAATGATCTCTTGCAAGTACGCTTCCGCCTCTTCCGGCCACAGGTTAAAGATAGCCTCGGTAGTCCACCCGTAACGGCTGGCGAGCTTATGCACCCACCAGGCCCAATTACGGCCCGGATAGTCGCACTCAGCCGTGTCCGGTCGCTTGCCATTACCGGGCTGCATAAATGGCAGCGTCCAGCGCACCGCGTTAAGGTCAACCAGCGTCTCAAAGGCGCTTCGCAATTCGGCCCCGCTAAAGCGCCATCTAAACCGCCACCACCTAAACCGCCACGGCCGCACCCCGCATAGGTGCAGGTATTCGGCCATCGCCCGGCTGTAACCGTCATAGTCACCGATGTGTAGCGCCGCCTGAGCCGTGGTTGCCAACTGTCCTAGCCGCAAATGCAGCCCGAATCGGGCGCGGGGTATCCACTGTCCCAGGACCACCGCGCCCTGATTCGGGTCGATTGCTGCCAGGAAGTGCGCAGCACTACCGAGCTTGTCAGGCACTAGATAGCCGACAGGTCGGACCTGATGACCGTGGCAAACTTTTGCGCCGCCGGCATATCGCTATCGGCAAACATCCTGAGCTTGATCCCGGTCAACTGCGGCTGGTTGCCATACGGGATAGTCAGTGTCCAGCTGTCTACGAACTGGCAGCGATGACCGGTAAAGGCCACGTAATCCCCGGCCGCCTCGTCATAGACAGACGGGAAGTACACCCGGTAGTAAGCGTTGTTGTTGATCTGGCCCAGGCCCATCTTCTCCATACCGGACGCGGACGTAACCGGCCCGCCGTGGATAATGTGAGCCAGCTTGGCCAGCGGGAACAGGGCTTTGAGCGTGAACGTCACGTCGATATAGTCCAGCTTTTGAACCACGCCCTTGTCGCCGTCGGTATCGCAGCGGATGGCGTTCATTGTGACGTTGCCGTTCAAGTTGAACCCCTCATAACAACCCAGTTCGTAAACCGGGTGGGTGGTGGTGCCTGACAGATTCCAGTAAAAGCCGTCCGAGTCCGGGTTAAACCAGTAGTGCCCGTTATCCCGGTCCTGGAAATAGACCGTCGGCGCGGTATCCAGGAAGATATCTTCTGAAACTTCGATAGTGCCAAATGGCGTGCCCGTGACTAACATTAAACCTCCTCGAAATAGCGTCGGGCCGAGGCTGAGTTACCGCAGCAAGCCGACGCTTTACGTACCATTGCCAGTAAAAAAGTTTTATCTTCGGCCTTGACCGGTAACACCTGGCCCGGCTGAAAATCATACACTTGCCCGCTGGGGGCGTCTCTGACCACCACACGGGTACTATAGATGTTTTTTATCCTTACCTCTGGCGGCAATTCTATGCCGGCCGCCTGTTTCACTTTCTCCGGCTGCTTGACCTTTCCGCTGACATCATAATCACTCATAAATCGTCACCCTGTACAGGCCGGCCGCGCGCCACGTTCTTTCACCTGTCCGGCTGGCGCTGGTCAACCCGTCACTTTTGATGACCAGGCTCTTAAACCCGATCCCGCTTAATTGTTTGCCGACTAAGGCCAGGTTGACCAGCCCGGCCAGCACATCGGCCTCTTTGCTGCTGTCAGATTCGCTAAATGACAGCACGGTAAATGTCACTTCGCTATTTTCCAGATAACACGGCCCGTCACCAATTGGTGTTTGCGTGCCCACGTCGATACGTACCGCCGGGTAGACAAAGGCCGCGCCCTGCCATTGGTTCTCCCTTATCTCTGACCCGGCCCCGCGCGCCGTGAGCCAGCTTGTAAGCGTGGTATTGGCTTTAAGATTGGCGATAACCGCCGCCTGAAAGACCTCGTTACTGACCACGAATCGCCCCCGCTACATTTACCGCCACTAGCCGCCGGATATCGTTCCGGCTTTCGTGCAGAGCCGGCCTGAGATATGGCTGGGCCGTTATCAAGCTGCCGGGATGGTTGACTAACCGGAAGTAATACTTGCCATCCTTACCCGGCTTTAGCCCGGCCGGCGCGCCTGGCCAATCAAAGGCCAGGGCCTTTTTATTCCTGGCCCGAATGATATGAGCTTTTGTCTTGCCGCCGAACTCTTGAATCGCGGCATATTCAACGTTAGTCCCGACGTCCACGCCCCACGCCCCACGCCCCACGGCATACGGCGCGCTTTCGGCTATCGACCGCTTGAGCCGGCCGGTCAGTCGTGGCGCTTTGTTCGTGGCCCGCTGCGCTACGAGCTTGCCGGATAGAATCAGGCCGCGCTTTAGCCCGTTCTCTGCCTTCGGAGCCAGGCTATTCAGTTTACCGGCCGCCGTAACGCTCATTGCCTGCTCCTGCTGCGCTCTATCCGGCTTAACGTCATTTCAGTGTGGCCGCGCGTGGGCCGGCGGGTGTCGTGCTGGATGCCCAGGATTCGGAATCGTTCGCCATAATATGGGCTATCGGTGGGCCACTCGTACTCCACTTCATCCCGCTCGTTGACCACCAGGCTTTGAGTATTGACGATAATATCAAATAACCGCTCCACTTCTAGCCCGGTTTCGAGCGCCGCCTGTGACGGCCGCCGGGCGTGCAGCCGGGCCGGCAGCCCCTCATAAACCACTGTGCCGGGCAGAATCGCCCCGCCCACATCATCATCGCTGGCGTAGTTATTCCGGTGAATTTTGACTTTGCAATTTAGCCCTAACATCTTACCAGCCCAACTTTAACGCCCGTTTGAATTTGAAAGGCCGCAACATCTTGGCGGCATAATTGGCCCGCGCGCTGGACCCGAAGGCCGTTTCTTTGAAGCTGCTATCGGCCCGCGTTTCGCTGTAGCTCAAGCTGCTAAATGACTTGATGCCCGGATCGCCCGCGCCGCCCTCTGCCGCCGCCGGGTCGGTCATCTGCTCCAGGGCCAGTTGCGCCGCTGTCGCCAGCCCCATTAACAGGCGCGGGTCATTGGCGGCATTAGCAGGTAGCCCGGCCGTGTAGACAACTCTCACTTGTAATGGCCCGGCGCCATAATGCCCGCAGGAGCAACCGCTACAACTGGCCTTAAGCGTGTTGCCACATTCCCGCAGGCTGACCAGCCCGCCGTCACCGTCCAATAACCAGGCGCAGCCGTCGATCTCTACGCTATCATCAGCGCAATTACAGCCGGCGTCGTGGATAGCAACCACGCTCGATATGACACTAACGTGTGTGTATGGCAACTGTAACGGCTGACTCATCGGCGGCCAGGAGTGAGTACCGGTCACAATGGTCGATTCTAAAAACGTGCCGATCTCCTGAATCGCCTGGCCCTCGGCAATGCTGTAAGCGGCTTGCCGCTGGGCGACCGTGGTTGTGCCGGTTAAACCGCCATAGGCTACAAAAATATCATCCGTCAAAATGGCCGGCGTGGTGACAATCGGTATCATCCAAACCTCCACTCATCCCACGCTAACAGCGGGCCGCAGCGGGCCTTGAATATCATCTCGTTCCTGCTGACCGGATACCCCCCGGCTCCTTCGGCGCTGGCTCCAACGTGGTGGTAGGCCACAGCCGCCGGTTGGTAAATGACGTGGTGGCCCCCCGACCGGACCGCGAAGCAGTATTCAACGTCCTCATAAGTGCCCTTGCCGTAAACCTCGTTTAGCGCCCCGCCGGTTGGATCACCAGCTTTACGATAGGCGCTAACTACCTGTTGCCACACTTGCCGCCGGGTCATCAGGCAAGCCCCGGTAACGGCCTGCATCTTGCGCCGCTCGTTAACCGCCGGGTGGTCGGCACTCCAGCCGATTTGAACGTGAACGATATTGCCTCGCCAGTTGACCGCCAGCCCGGCGTGTTGCACCTTGCCGGCGGGCCGGGTTGGATCATAGCTATCTGGTGGGAATAACAGCTTGGGACCAACCGCCCCCACAGCCGGGTCGTCAAACTCGCTGACCATTGCCTGTAGCGCGCCGGGTAAAAATTCGATGTCGGTATTTAGTACCAGGATAAGCGGCGCGCCGCCCAATGACACCCCAGTGTTTACGGTCCTGGCAAAACCGTTATTCTCCCGGTTGTAAATTACCCGGCTGGTGCCGTTAAGGGAGTGGTAAACGGCCTTAAGTTCGTCCTGATTCGGGCCTTTGTCATCCACCAGAATCAGGCGGGCTTTAATGTCTCCCTTCGTGGCCTCGATACTGGC